GCTCCAGGTTGAGCGGGGGCTGGCCTACATAAAGCATCGTTACGAGAAACCATCAGTTGCTTGGTCGCATTGGCGAAGCAATGGTTGGTATTAAGGATAAACAATGACAGTTGGTACACCAGGACTAGCAGAAGCAAAAGTATTAGCCAATAAACTATACGATGATGAGTTCGGTGCTCATTATTTACTTGGCTATATCTGGGCAACACTAAGCCCAGAGCAACAACAAGCTGTGTTGGAATCCCTCCAACGCTATGTCACAGAAAAGGAAAAGAAATGACAGTAACACTAGAAGAAATCGAAAACTACCACAACATTCTCTTGGATGAGAATGGTAAGGCAGAACAACTACAAGCACAGCGCAAGCGTTTAACAGACGCTATCTACAACGCCATTGATTCAGGCGTAGCACCAGATGATGACCACATTGCAGAGATTGCAGCAGGAATGCAGAAAGACATTCAGTTGCGTGACTTTGTATTAGGTCTACCATCTGAGCGCAAGATTGAAGATGTCAATACATACCTTCTATACTTCTGGGATGTAGTGCCTGATGAGTTCATTGCACCAGTTGGAAGTGTATTGGCTGCAAACCTATACTCACTAGAGAAAGTAGATTCAGCAAAAGAATTACTAGCAAGAGTACAAGAGGCGCACCCTTCATACTCATTATCAAATCTATTGAAGCGTGTATTCAATTCAGGTTGGCCTGCATCAGCATTCTCAACCATGACTGAAGAACTACACCCAAAGGTTAAAGAAGGAATGGGTATCTAATCATGGGATTGGATATGTATCTCTATGCTCGTAAGAACATCTCATCTATTGACTGGGAACCAGAGACACACAATAAAAAACTCAATGCTGATTACACAATCCTTGCCTCCCTCGTGGGGGCTACGGATTGGATGTATGACCCAGAAGAATTAGCCTTTGCATCTGTACCAATTCAAGTTGGATACTGGCGCAAGGTTAATGCCATCCATAATTGGTTCGTTAATGAACTAGCAGATGGAGATGACAACTGCCAACCTATCTATGTACCACGTAGTTCTTTAATGGACTTAAAGAATACATGTGAAATAGTATTGGCAGACCACAGCCAGGCAAGTAGATTACTACCGCCAGGCGCTGGCTTCTTCTTTGGAAGCACAGAGTATGACGAATGGTATTTTTATGGTCTAGAAAAGACTGTAAAGATAGTAAGTAAACTCATTGAAGATGTACCCGAAGGATGGGCCTTCGAGTATCAGGCTTCAGGACTTGATTGGACTGTATCTCTATCCGATATGCACACAGAACAGTTCATGCATGTACCTAAGAAGCAGGCTGTTGTTAAGAAAGAAGGCGGAAAAGAATCAGTCATTGGTGTAGTAGGTAGCAAGTACAAAGTCTTTCAGAACTCTGAAGTCTTTGGTTGCCTTGATGCCTTGATTGATTCAGGCGAGGCTCGCTATGCAGCAGCAGGTGAGTACGATGGCGGAGCAAAAGTCTGGATGCTCATGTCATTACCAAGAGAAATGGAAATCAAGGGCGACCCACATGCAGCCTTCTTGCTAGCACAGACTAGTCATGACGGGTCATCATCAGTCGTAGTTCGCCCTATCATTGAGCGATTGTTTTGTGCCAATCAAATCAATCGTATCTTTAGAGCCAAGAACAAAGCACATACCTATACCTTGCGTCATACACAGAACGCATTGCTATCAGTATCTGGTATGCGAAACTTACTTGACCTAACCTATACCAGCGTTGATGAGTACAGTAACCTGGCTAACTATCTCATGCAGCGTGAAGCAGATATCAGCAAAGCAACCGCATACTTCAAGAAAGTATGGGCATTGCCAGCCAAGATTGAACAATCGCCTATGCACCTACTCAGCAAGGGCGAAAAGAATGCTAAGTCCCGTGCCCTCAATGCACGGCAGAAAGCATTTGCTATCTACTCAGATAGCCCAACACAAGAGAACATTCGCGGAACAGAGTTCGGATTGTGGCAAGCAGTAGTTGAATACGCTGACCACTACTCCCAGAAAGATGCTAGTATTGCTACCCTTGCAGGGCGCAATGATGGTATTAAACTAAGAGCACTAGAACTAATCGGAATCTAAGGAGAGACGTGTACCTAAATCCAATAACAGTAGACGGCATTACATACAACTTCACTGAGGAATCATTGAAGGAACTAATTAAGTCTGAGGCTTATTCAAAAAGCAGACTTGAACAAACACGAACAGAAGCACAAGAAGCGTATAGAAAACTTGCAGATATTAGGGGCAAAGTATATGACTTCTTTAATGAAGCATTTGATGGTGCTACAGATGAAGATGAAGCAACGGTTCAACGGGATGATGTTAACGCATTGCTTGAATCAATTGGTTCAGACATACTCAGTACAACCTGGTCAGCAACTGTAGAGATTACAGTTACTGTTACTGGTATCAAGGCTACCTCCCCTGAGGAAGTCGAAGATATCATTACGGACAACATCGAAGTCAGCGGCTACGACTTAGAGTTGCACGACCCAGATGTACGAGTACAAGAAATCGAGAGAGAGTAATGTGGATTGCTCTTTCATGTAGCACCAGTTAGTCGCTATCTGGCACATAGGGTTTTGTTCATTTCCTCTATGTGCTAGACTTGGGGATGGGTGGTCCCGCCATCTGCGAACACGGGACTCTAATTATCAAGGGGATATATGCCAACAGAAATAGAACGAGATAGATACGGACGACCATTAGTCGTCCCTCCAACAGGTGGTAAAGCGATTGCTTATACTCGCGCAACAACTATCGCCAACAGTTTAGATGATGCTTCTGCATTAACAGCATGGAAGATGCGAATGGCAGCAATAGGTTTAACAAGTAGGCCAGATATATTATTAGCCATTGGTGTAGCAGGAGATAACAACAAGTTAGTTAATGCATACATTGAAGAAGCAATGGAAGTAGCAGGTGCTAGCAAGGCAGCAACAATCGGCACAGCAATCCATGCACTAACAGAAAAGTTAGACTTAGGTTTAGACCTAGGTATATTCCCAGAACAATGGATGGGAGATATCAAAGCCTATGAAGCAGCAACAAGTATTCTTACTAAGATTTACATTGAACAATTCACAGTACTAGACAAGTATAAAATTGCAGGTACTCCAGATAGAGTTGTTGAGTATAAAGGTGAACGATTCATTGCAGACTTAAAGACAGGTCGCATTGACCACCCAAACAATATCGCCATGCAGTTAGCAATATATGCTAACGGGTCCCCGTATATGATTGATACGGGAACCCGCGGTACGTGGGGCGATATCAATAAAGAGAAAGCAATTATTGTTCATGCCCCAGCAGGGACAGGAACATGCAAACTGGTATGGATTGACATCAAAGAAGGATGGAAAGGTGTACAGTTTGCGATGAAGGTAAGAAAGTGGCGAGACCAAAAGGGTTTAGCCACTCCATTTGAGCAAGGAGAAGATAGTGCCTAGCACAGAAGCACCCATCAGTATCACAGTAAAGACAGCAGCAGGTAGTTTAGTTACAGTACGTGCAGAGAGCGGCGAGGAACTAGACCAGATTGTTGCACTATCAGTGCATGCAATCGCATCAGCAGCACAGGAACTAGAGACAGCAGTGCGTGGTGGAACAACCACGCCAACAGCACAGTCAGTTGCCGCAGCATTAGGTGGCAACATCATTGACACAATTGGTGGAACATCAGTTCCAGCAGATGCTTATGCAAATCAGCCAGCACCAATAGCACCACCAGTGGCAACGCTTGGTGGTCGTGCATGTGCACACGGAAAGATGACAGCAATTCAAGGCATGGGTAAAGATGGTAAGCCATACAAGGGTTACTTCTGCCCAGCACCTAAGGGTGCATTCGACAAGTGCAAGAACCAATATGTTGTGGTTCAGTCACCAGAGTGGAACACATTCGTTCCAGAACAGATTAAGTGAAAACACTTAGACGCTCTATAAACAAAGCAGAGGTAGGCGGAGAACCACTTCCGCCTGCCTTTGCAGCGTTTGAAAGAGCAGGAATTATTCTGCGTAGAGCAGAAGTAACTGTAGTTGCAGGCACTCCAGGTGCAGGTAAGTCATCAGTTGCATTGGCTATCGCTGCTAAAACAAAACATCCTACACTTTACTTTTCAGCAGATACCAATGCACACACAATGGCTATGCGTTTGATTGCCATGACTGGCAAGATGACACAAGCAGCAGCAGAACTATTACTTAAAAACAATCCTGCTAAATCACATGAGATACTACAACTAAACAATCATTTGTTCTGGTCGTTTGAATCCAGCCCTACACTTAAAGACTTAGATGATGAAGTCTCAGCCTTTGAAACAGTGTGGGGTAAAAGTCCAACCCTTATTGTTGTAGACAATCTTATGGATGTAGCAATGGATGGGTACGATGAGTTCGGCGCAATGCGTGCAGTCATGAAGGAACTCAAGTACTTAGCCAGAGATACCAACGCAGCAGTATTAGTTCTGCACCACACAAAGGAAGGCTTTGATGGGTATCCATGTCAGCCCCGTAGTGCAGTGCAAGGTATGGTCAATCAGATTCCAGCAATGGTTCTTACTATTGGTCAGATGAAACAAGGCGATGACACATACTTGTGTGTAGCCCCAGTTAAAAACAGATACGGCAGAGCAGACCAAACAGGTAGTAACTATGTTAGTCTTGCATTTGACCCAGAATCTATGTACTTAGAAGATGTAGCAGTCAGATACCAGCAAGAGGGAATGATGGACCAATGAGTAGTGCAGCCAAGCGTAAAGGTACACAAGGCGGAGAAATCCCAGCAGTTAACTGGCTAAAAGAAAATGGTTTTCCATATGCAGAACGTAGACTTGCAGGCAGCCACCTCGACAGAGGTGACATA